TGAGTGCCTTATCTGCAGGGAAATCTCGTAAGAGATTTAACTCAGCTCTACAAGCGCTCAATATATCTTCATTATTTACTAATGAAACTGTCACGGAAGTGCAGTTCCAAAAGTTCATGGATGGAGTAAATTGTGAGGAACCCGATGGTTTATCCGTCGAGTTTATCTCTCAATACCAGCATCATGTTATGCGGACAATTCCGCATACACAAGTACAACGAGGAGGAAATTCATTACTTGAATATCGGGGTTCCACTGAGAAGTGGTCTCCTTTGTTTCATAGTAATAAACGTGTTCGCCAATCCGATGACATTCTCGCAGAAATGCGTTATGCCGAAGGAACGGAAAACTACCTTTTTGCATGGGAACATCTTGAGCTTTATGCTCCAGTTGTTGCCGGAATAAAAGGTCCTCTCGTCAGATTGCGAGACAATCCTGATAAACATCTGTATGGAGGTGAAGTTCACTTCCTTCAGGAACCTGGACTAAAGCTGCGAGCAATCGCTAGCCCGTACAGGATTCATCAGTTGGCACTTAAACCTCTTGGTGACGCGATTTATCGCGTTGTTGAGAAGCTTGAGTGGGATTGTACTTTCGATCAATCGAAAGCAATACCTTGGATCCAGAGATCCTTGTCAGCAGGAAAGACAGTTCATTCTATAGACCTTACCGGTGCTACGGACTATTTCCCTTTAGGGATTCAGCTCGAAACACTGATTGGTATATTTGGTGAATTGCCCGACATCAAACTACTAAAAGAAATCTCCCAACTCAGATGGAAATCTGAGAAAGGTGATATCATTTGGAAACGTGGCCAACCTTTGGGTTTATACCCAAGTTTTGGTATGTTTACATTGACTCATGGTTTGTTACTCTCATTCCTTTTGGGACGAGAATACAACAATGAATTCTTTGTTGTTGGTGATGATGTCGTGATACTTGACGATACCTTGTATACTAAATATATTGCTTTATTGCAATCTATGAAGTGTCCATGGTCGCCCAGTAAGAGTCTATCTAGCAAGTTCCTTGCGGAATTTACTGGAAAAGTAATCTTACCGGAACAAGTAATTCCTATTTACAAATGGAGGAAGATGTCAAATGACAACTTTCTTGATATTTGTAAGAATCTGGGCCCACAGTCTAGTGTGCTTTTGACAAAGGCACAGAAACGGGTGTTTGACAGTGTCAAACATCTCGTGGAGCCTATCGGTCTCAATATGTCTTATCCAGGGTCAAACCTGACTAAGATGATAATTGAAACTGATAAGTTTCTGCGTAAGTGTGAAAAGCACGCAATGAGGTCACTTGTTGATCTCACTCGTGTGATTCATAGGAATTCCTATGGATCTAGCACGCCTTATGCACTTGAACCAGAGATGGTTCAAGCTATTAAGGTCACCTTCGACGAGAAGGTGATGAACGTATTTAAACAGACAGTGTTTGCGCGTTGTGAAACGCTTTGGCACTGTGTTGCAGAAATACCCCAGGCTCTTGGTTTATCACCAAGATTACCTGCAGAGCAATCAACCTCAAAAAGGTTGACTACTCTGAAACGGTATGAGAAACTTGTTGGCTTACAAAGTAAT